GCCTGCGCATTTTAAGCAGGAAAATGGGATGCTCTCAGTCACAATCGTGGCAAGAGGTAAATATCATTATTTGTATTTCCCTGACGACGGATCAAACACGAGACGCCATGCGGGGAACCAGCAATTTATGAGGAGAGGCGCAGAAGCGGCCTCGGCCAGCATCGTGGATATGTGTGTTGGCAGATTAATAGATAATTTTGAAGGAGGATGAAAGGATGAGCGGATTTAGCAGCGCAGAGGTATTTTCGCCCTATGAGTGCGATCAGTTCGCGTTCAAAGTAGACGGCGAATCGGGATATACTCGCGATGACTGTGTCGGAACAATCAAGGTGAGCCGCGAAACAAAGAGGGTTACCAAGAAGTGCCGTGGCGTCGTAAAGAAGAGCAAGACCAGAGTAACCGGAAACGGCACGCTTGAGGTTTCGCTTCATGTCAAGAGAGATCTGTACAGGAAGATCCACGCCATGACCAATGAGGGGATGCAGCCCGGAGTATATGCTTACAACAACACGGTAGCCATGCCTGAAGTCAGTGTGACAGCACACGTCAAGGACGAGGACGACAATGTGATGTTCAAAGCATGGCCGAGATGCAAGATCGAGGAAGTAAGCGACCTGGAGATCACAAACGGAGCCGAGGAGGTCGCAGAGCTCAATATGAAGCTTTCATATATGCCCGATGAGTACAACCAGGGCGAATATGAAGCTCTCGAAGACGAACTGACAGGAACGGTTCTTACAGCCGAAAACTGGATGACAGAGTTCAGCAGCGAGCTCGCACGGCTCTGAGACTAAGGAGGGACAATGGCTGTATTCTACAAAATCAGCCTCGAAGGAGGAGAGAGCACGGATCTCACATTGAATCTGGGGGCTCTCTCCGAACTGTCGAAGCGCGATAAACCGGTTGTCGACAGATATTTTTATTTTTATAAACGCCTGCAGAAAAAGGATGCTGATTTCAACGAACTTGAAATGGGCGAGATCCTTTACATCGCATATCGTGCCGCGCACTGCAAGCAGGACAGCACGGAGTGCATGGATCTGCAGGAATTTCTGAATGTGCTTACAGATGATAGAGAGGAGCTGGGGAGAGTCTTCAGCCAGCTGTTTGGCGTGGCACAGGAAAAAAAACAGGCTTCCCCGATGCCTTCGAACGGGCGACACCAAAAAAGACGGGGCAGATAAAACCTCCGAAGTTCCCGCTAGAGGAAATTGAGGATTTCTATACGTACTATGTGCTGATCCTAAGGATACCGGAAACGTGTTTCTGGTCCTCGGATCTTCTTTTTTTAGACAGAGTTGCACGAAACAAAACAGCTTTTGATGGCTGGCAGAGCTACGCACTGAGAGAGGAGGCAAAGCGCAGTGGCAAATAAGAACGAGGCTAAGATTAAATTCACAGCCGAGACACAGGAATTTACTCAGCAGCTGAACGCCGCGAACTCAGAGATGTCCTCACTCCGCGCGGAGATGAGACTGGCCGAAGCGCAGTTCAAAAACACCGGAGATGGAGCGGAATATCAGCAACAGAGGATGGAGCTTCTGGAAGCTTCCCTCCAGGCCAACCATGACAAGCAGGAGGCATTAACAGCCAAACTCGAAGTCGCAAAGCAGATCTACGGAGAGGACTCTGAAGAAGTACAGCGACTTGAAAGATCACTGACGAATGCCAGAACAGAGGAGCAAAACCTTCTCAGCCAGCTGAATGACACAAATGGAGGCATGGAGCAGCAGAAAGAGGCTGCCGACAGTGCCGGAGGGGCCATGGATGACATGGCCCAGGTCCTGATTAGCGCGGGCATAGCGGATAAGATCAAGGAAATCGGAGAAGCTGCCGTGGAGATGGCAGGAGATTTCTCAGAGGCGTCAGCGACGATCGTAGAAGGAACAGGAGCCTCCGGAGAAGCGCTCGACGGTCTGAATAGATCCGCAAAAGCCGCTTTTGGAAGCATAGCTGATGCGGACGCAGATCTTAACAGCATTTCCGCAATCCTTGCAGAGCTCAACACACGCTTCGGCGTTACTGGAGACGAGGCAGAGGACCTTACACGAAAGGTCAGCAACTTTGCGCAGCACACAGGTACGGATGGCGTAGGAGCGGTAGACTCGATCGCAGACATTATGCACAGATGGGGGCTCGACATGGAAGATGTCGACGGGCTCCTGGACGACCTGACAACTGCGAACCAGTCCTGTCAGATGTCGGTAGACCAGCTTTCCGGGTACCTGGTCAACAACAGTACACAATTCCAAGAATTGGGGTACAGCACTGAAGATGCACTCGCGATGCTGATCTCTCTGTCAGACGGTGGGGCCAATGTAGGCACTGTCATGTCAGGCCTGACAAAGGGCGTCGGTAACTTGTCAGAGGTTACAGATGATGTTCCGGGAGCCTTCCAGGACGCAGTTAACGCGATCGCCGAGTGCGGATCCGTATCGGAAGCGCTGCAGGCGCAGGTAGGAGATACAGGAAAAACAGTAGAAGAGATCTTTGGAAAGAAGGCGGCGCAGGAACTGGCGACCAATATTCAGAACGGATCCTTCTCGATCGAGGGATGGACGCAGGCCCTGCAGGAGAATGACGGAGCGCTGCAGTCCACTACAGAAAATGCGACGACAATGCAGGACGCAATGTCTCAGGCGGCGAACAACGTCTCGCTCGCACTGGGGAGCACCTTTGCGCCGGCGATCGCTGCGGTCGTTACTCAGGTAGCACAGGTGATCACTCAGGTTGCTCAGGTCGTGCAGGATAGCCCGATGCTTCAGGCTGTGGTCATGGGCGTGGCCGTGGCTCTTGGGATCCTGGCAGCGGCGCTTGCAATCTCAGCGGTCATTCAGGGAGTTACAACAGCATTCGGAATGCTGAACACAGTGCTCCTGGCGAACCCGATATTCCTGGTAGTGACTGCGATCGCGGCTCTGGTGGCCGCTCTTATATATGCATATAACAACTGCGAAGAATTCCGCGCGATCGTAAACGCGGCCTTTGCGGCGGTCAGGAATGTGGCGACGAACGTGTTCACATCTGTCCGCAACACGGTAACGACAGTATTTAACACAATAAGCAGTATAGCGCGAAGCATAAGCGCCACACTGTCCAGTGTATGGAACGGCATCAAGACCACAGCTTCTTCCGTATGGAACAGCATAAGGTCCACTGCGTCGTCAATTTGGAACAGCATCAGATCCACAGCGTCGTCGGTGTGGAATGGCATTAGAACGGCAATCACAAACCCGATACAAGCGGCTAGCAGTACGGTACAGGGCATAATCAACAGGATCAAAGGATTCTTCCCGATAAGCATCGGCAGGATCATGAGCAATCTCAAACTCCCGCACTTCTCGATAAGCGGAGAATTCAGCTTGAACCCGCCTTCGGTACCGCATTTCGACATTGACTGGTACGCAAAAGGAATTGTGTTCAATGCTCCGACGCTGATCCCTACTATGAACGGAGTAAAAGGAGTCGGTGAGGCTGGCCCGGAAGCAGTATCGCCTATCAGCGTTCTGCAGACATACGTCGGCAGTGCTGTCCAGAGATATGCTCCGCAGTTCGACTATGACCGAATGGGTGAGAAAGTGGCAGGAGCATGCGCAAAGCTCGGAATCAGTATTGAAGTTGACAAACGCCAGCTCGGCAGAGTTGTCAGGGAGGTGGTCGGATGACATTATTCTACGAAGGATCTGATGGAACGGTCATCAACCTGATGGGTGAAGGAGTTTATGCCCAGGAACCGGAGACTCTGATCAAGAATGAATGGAAGTACAGTACCATATCCGGAGTTAATGGAGTTGGGCGAGTAAAGCGCTTCTATAAGGATGCAAAGGAATCTCCGCTCACACTCGGAATCATGGCCGAGGATAAAGAACAGTTCGATGAGATCATGTTCAGGATCCATAAGACGTTTGACCGGGACATTCGAAGGATGAAGCCCGGAAAATTGTGGTGGGGTGATTTTTACAAGGAAGTTTTCGCGGTTATCACGACATACAGTGAATTTGAGGAGTTGTTTGAATCGATCGATCAGAAAGTAAACTTCCTTAGTGTCTACGATTACTGGGTAAGGAAAAACATCTTCCAGTACAGCGGCGCAAGCGGTACAGGAGCCGAAACCGGACTGGATTATCCGCATGATTTTCCTCATGACTATGGCGCGGAAGATATCGTCGAGGTCATTGAAAATGACTGCATAGATGCAGCCAATTTTGAGATCAGGTTTTATGGGCCTGTCGCGAATCCTGCGGTCGTGATTGGAGATCATACGTATGAAGTGTTTGTGACACTCGACGCCAATGAAACAGCCGTGATCAACTCACTGACAAGAACCGTGGTGAAATATGACGGATATGGAAATGCCGAGAATATATTCCACTTGCGCGGAAGGGATGATTATGTATTCGAAAAAATCCCTGAAGGAGCGACAACGATAAGGCGGAACAGGGCGCACCCGATCGACATCACGATCTTTGATGAAAGGGGGGAGCCTGAGTGGATCTAGTCTATGCAGACGAGACAAGGAAGGACAAAAATGTCCTGCATTCGTACAAACTCGACATGGCCTTTGGTAAAGACGAAAACGACTTTGCAGTTAATGTGGATCTGCATGATCATTGCTGCAGAAAAGGTTATTACATCTACGCCGAGGACACAGAGTACGGCGGGATCGTTGATGACATCAAGGCAGATACGGAAAAAAGCGAGCTTACATATAAGGGACGGACCTGGCATGGAGTTCTCGCCCACCACGTAATCTGCCCTCCTCCTGGTGAAGATTACAGAGTTGTATCCGGAGAAGCCAATACCGTGATACAGCAGATTATTAATTTGGTAGGACTCTCAGACCTTTTCGTCGCCTCTACAGATGACACTGGCGTGCTGATCAGGAACTACCAGTTCCCACGATACTGCTATGCATATCCGGGAATACTGAAAATGCTGAAGACATACGGACTGAAGCTTGAGCTTCGGTGGATTAATGGAATGATCGTGGCAGCGGCGCTGCCGGTAAGGGACTATTCGCAGGACGATGAATTCGATGCGGACAAGGTCCCTTTTTCAGTTGAAGTAAAAGGCCGCCCAGTCAATCACATCATTTGTTTGGGGCGCGGCGACCTCAAAAACAGGAATGTGATCCATCTTTTCGTTGATGAGCACGGCGGGATCCAGCCATACACAGTAAACGGCGTCTCTCCGGTAGAAGACAGCGACTACATTCTCGATACATCCATGCAGGTGCTTTTTGGACAGGATGAGGTTGAAGAGGTTTACGACAACTCATCTGCAGAAATCACGACGAACTATGTACCGCTCGCGTCAAAGCCGGCAGACTGGGAACTCCACTGTGATAACTACTATAAATTCAGCTCAAATGGCACGTACACAGCTGTAGATAAGCCGCAGATCGGATACACGCTGCAGAAGAAAAAGCCATACGACTGGACAGAAAATTATGACGATTATTATACATACAACTCGGCGTCTAACTCTTACAGCCCAGTGGCTGGGACGCCTGCATACACGCTCTTGAGTTCGAAGCCGGGAAACTGGAATACAGGATATGGGCAGTATTATGTGCTCTCTTCCGGTGTGTACTCGCCGGTTACTCCCGCGAGCACGACCAATTATGTACGGCAGACATCGCAGCCGGATGACTGGATTCATAACTATCAGGAGTATTTCAATGAAGACCAGAGCCGCGTAGAGGGAGTCATCTACGATGCCTACATTCTGCAGACATCGCAGCCGAATGACTGGGATACAGCATACAGTACATATTACCGTAGAGCTACCGCAAGGGAACTTGAGAGCAACAGCGGAACAAAGTGGTATGCAATAACACTGGATCCGAAGGGAATGGTCCCGCGATGGAAAGCGAGGATGTACTACACAAAAATATCACGGCAGATGGCGCCCATGTGGGGAGAAGAGCCGCGATACACAAAGGTACAGACAGCAGAAGCTCCACAGTGGAGCTCGGGGACATACTACCAGCGAGTAGGGCAGTCGGCGCCGACGTGGCAGTCCGGCACATATTACAGCGCAAGTGCTCTTACTGCAGCACCGGCATGGAAAGCGGGAATGTACTTCAGAGCCGCAATAGATCATTACGCTTCCATGATTGAAAAAGCGATCGAAAAATTCGAGGAATACTACGGATCCGATGATCTGAAGATCAGCCTGGAAGAGACGGACAGGGTCTATGATGTCGGCGACATTGTAGGAGCAAGAGAGAGTGTAACGGGAATAACAACGATACAGGAAGTTGTTAAGAAGATCATAACGATCACAAACGACGACATTGAAATCAAATACGAGGTGGGCTAATGGCTATAGATTTAGTAACCGGACACGCCGGAACAGATCACGTATCATCGGCGTCGGCGGGAAGATATAACGCCGGTGTATGCGGGCTGGGAAAATATGTGCTGGAGACAGGGCAGCAGTTCGCAGCAACAATCGAATCAGCAAATGTAATCAGGATCGCGTCAGGAGATGCTATTAACCAGGGCCGGCACATCACCATCCCGCAGAACACATACGAAGATGCTGATATCCTCACCGGAACACAGGGGAAAACAAGAATTGATGTGATAACGCTGCGATATACAAAAACGACGCAGGAAGTTGGGGGAGAAGTCATTAGTGTGGAATCTGCCTCGATTGCAGTGATTAAGGGTGCAGAAGTGGCTTCCGGAAGTACGCCGGTAGCACCGGCTATTAATGATGGAGACATCTTCAATGGCGATGTAATAGATGACATGGCCCTGTATCATGTGCTGATCACTGATCTGAATATTTCTTCCGTCACGCCGGTATTTGCAACATTGAAGAATATCGGAACGATCAACCAGATGATTGGTTCTGAGAACATGGGGACATCGGATCCAACATTAACGGGAGCGATAAAAGAGATTATCACTAAGATCGGAAGCACTGCGATGGGCACCACGGCCACAACGCTGACCGGGGCAATCAAAGAGCTCCTTAACAGGATCGGCACAATCCTTAACACCATTGGGGATGCGGTACTGAAGACGGACAACAAGTCCATTACATATGCCATCAACGAGTTGTTTGACGGTATTGGTACAACTGCGATGGGCACCACGGCCACAACCGTAAAGGGTGCCATCAAAGAGTTAAAGACAGCTCTCACAACCCTGCAGACACATGATAGTGGACAGGGCATAACTCTTGTACCCGCCAGCCTTGGATCAATCGCTGTGCAGAGCTCTGGAGGAGTGGAAAAGATAGTTAATGTTGCATCGTCAATACCTAGTGGATACACACTGGTCGATGTCATTCCTGCTCAAACAGGATCATATGCGGTGTATTTTTACACATGCAGGAAATACGCCGCAACTCAGGTATGGGTTCAGTTATTCAGGGCAGCAAACTACTACACATCAGTAACATCAGTCAGTCCTACTGTGCTGCTGGTATGCAAGAAAAATCTGTAAGGAGGTGATGAGATATGGCATTAACAAACATTGAAACAACCATAATCCTCGACCTCTACGACCACGACACAACACCAACCAAGATTAAGGCAATCCAGTTGGATAGCAACACGAGGTATGTGTCTGCGGTCATTCGTAACAGAAGCGGAATTTACGATGTCGGGCAGACTGCGGGAGTCACACTGACGATTATCCGTCCCGACAAGG